GGCGACGATGCTCCAAGAAATGCTGTTATTCTGTCTTGAAAGTTATATAGATTATAACTTGAAACATAATCGATTAAACCTCTGACGTTAACAAGTGTATCATCGTCAAAACTAGCTGCTCTAGCTAGTCTGTCTGTTTCGCCTATGTCTTCTGGTATTGTTGCGCCATTTCCAGCATAATTCCAAATTTGTGATTCGTAATTATTTGTGCCAGTAACAGTAACAACACCTGTGCTTGAACCTATAAGATATAAATCTTCACCGCCGGTTAACATACCGCTTGCATATAAACTAAACAGAGCTAAATTGCTAGGGGTTGCAGTTGCATCTTGAAAAACGTATGCACCTGTAACAGAAGCACCTGCTCTAGTTGAGTTTTTGCTTTCGTCAAAAAATAGGTAAGCATCATCACGTGTACCGCGATCAATTTTTAATCCTGCTGTTGTTGCACTAACACCCGAGCCTGTTTCACCTGCATTTAAGGTAATAGTGTTATCATAAATTACAAGATCTTCTCGATCAATAACAGTGCTTGAACCAGCAGTTAACGAACCGGCAATGTCAACATCGCCATTAATGGTAACGGCGCCTGCTAATCCAGGATTGAGAACTATTTCTCCGCCTTCGTTAATTTGTATGGTATATTTGTCTACACCTATTTTATTGACTTGAATTGCCATTTAACTCTCCTTAGACGGCAGTTAATACAATATAGTCGTTTGTCGAATCGTTTTCTAGTGCCCAAGTATATCTGTTACCTGAAAAGTCAGTTGCAACACGCTTTGTGATTTTTGCAATGTTTACTTCAGTACCTGAGTTTGAACCAATATAACCCCAAAGTCTCATTTCGCCATCTGCACTAGGTGCACCATCTTTTAGTACCGCAGTTGTTGTGCTTGTTGAATCTTTTAAGTTTGTAGTATCTAGATTAGCTTCTTGTGCAACAACAAAAGTTTTTGCACCGCGTTGCTTAACAATACCGCCATCTGTTCTTAATGACGTATCGTAAAATTCTATTCTCACACCGGTGTTCGATGTTGCTTCACCGATTACATTAACACCAAGTATATCTTTCTTTAGTGGACGTCCCATTGTTTTCTCCTTTGTTGACGTTCTAGGTCTACGCGGTGGGTACCGCATAAGTCCTCTTTCGAGAGGCTCTCCTCTTGACATATGTATTTATCCTTTTCGATAAAATGGGTTATTATGTGTCAAGTTTTTGTATGGTTTTAGTATAACGTCTTCCTTTGTTTTCGTATTGTTCATACACTACTCGGTCACCGATTTTAAAATCATAATCTGCTTTGATAAACAGTACATCTCTACGATTAATACCCCATGTATCGGGTCTAATGATACCGTATATTCCTGTAAATTTGTATACTTTGCCTTTGTGTTCCATAGCAATCTCCTTGCAGTATTTACTCATAAAAAAAGGGCCCGAAGGCCCTTTTCTATTAGTTTTAGTAAAACTTAGCTGAAGCTTAGGTTTGCAGAAGTTACTTCTACCTTCTCGAGGTAGTCTGCTGCGTTACCTAGCGACGATGCTGTGTTCGATAGTTCAACATAGCCGTAACGTGTCATAAACGATACAGTTGGTTCAAATGTTGATGGATCTAGAACAACACCACTGCTCATTAGTGGGATGTATGGGCAGTAGAACGCTGCTGCGTCTGATTCGCTAGTACCTTTGTAACCAACTAGTACATCGTCGTCTGCTGCATATGTGTTTACATATACTTTCATTGCATTGTTCAATGTACCAACCATTTTAGTGTTAGTTGGTGCTTCAAATGTACCTTCAGTAGTACGTGCAAATGCACTAGTTGTAGCACTTTGTAGTACAGTTAGGATTGCTGGTGAAACAACAGCCCAGTTACCTGCGCCACGGCGTGTACGCTGTGCGATTCTGTTTGCTGCACGGTTGATTAGAACTGCAAGAGCTGCGTGTTCGTCACCAACGAATGTAGCTGTACCTGATACTGCTGCTTGGTTGAAAGTATCAGTACCTGTACCTGCTAGAGTTGATAGAGAAGAAAGAACTTCTTGATCAATTTCAGCAGTGATTTCTTGTGCAAGAGCAGCCATGATTTCTGCTTCTACATCGATGCCGTGCTGTGACTGAGCGTCTTGAGCAGCTTCAAAAGTCCAACGTGCGCTTAGTTTGCGTGTTTTGGCTTCTACAGTTTGCTTCAAGATTTGGATGCTTAGTCTGTTACCAGCTGCACCTTCAAGTGCCGCAGTTGCATCTGCTTTTGCAGTTGTAGCGTTACCTGAATATGCTTCAGCAATTTTAAATGGGCTTAGTGCTTCAGTACCTGCTACTGCTCCACTTGAGCCTGTCCCTGCTGTGTCGCTGTAGCGAACACGTAGAGTGTGAATCTGGCCAACTGGGCCAGTCATTGGTTGTACACCAACAAGTTCGTTTGCAATAACTGTTGGCATTACACGTCTAATCACTGGTAGGATTACACGGTTTAGTGTTGCGATGTTACCAGCTGAAGTAGCACCTGCTGTAGCAGTCTCTGCGAGATACCTACGGGTATTCTCAAGAGTAGTTGCCATAACGGCTTTCTTGTTGCCTCCTAGGCCTTCAAGAAGTGCTGACTTGGTATCATTCCAACGGCTTTCTAATAGTTCTGACATTGGTTTCTCCTTAACTCAATCCAGCAAGGCGCTTTATATCTATGACATTATTGTCATCGCCTGCTTGTTTAACGTCATTGTTTGTTCTGTTGCCTGTAATTTCTTTTGCCTCTGATAACACAGCCTTCTGCTTTGCTGGACCTTTGCCGTCGATGACTGCAGGTAGGTATTTGTCAAATGCGGTCTGTAACTTTGAAGTTTGAACCGATTCCAGTAAGTCTGTCATTATATTTTGTTGATCTTTGCTTAGTGGCGCAATCAACTTGTTTAGTTTATCGTTGCGAGCAACTGACTCGTTGATCATTTTAATCTCGTTTGTCTTTGACTCTGCAAGTTTAATAGCTTTCAACGCGGCGTTCTTTGCTTCTGCAAGTTGACGATCTTTAGCATCGACTACTTTTAGTAGTTTAGAAGTTTCGCTTTTTTCATTTAGATAGCTATGTGAATATTCGTTTGCAAATGCTTCGAATAGTTTACGACCGAAGTCGTTTTTACGTGCTGCTTCAATATCTTCTTTAAGTGCTGAGATCTCTTTTGTAAGACCCTTTGCAACTGTTTCAGATACTAGTGCAGCAGATTTTGTAATAAAGTCTTTTTTAACTCTATTAACATGTGCTTTGCCTTCACGTACTAGACGTACTTTTGTTTCGGCAAGATCTTTTTTGTCTTCGTAGAACTCAGCAAGTTCTTTAGCAAGTGATTCAACTACAAACTCTTCTAGAGCAACAAACTTGTCAGCCATTGCTTTTTGATCTGAATGCAGTTCTTTAATTTCTTTAGCTAGTGCTTCAGAAACAAAGTTTTTCATCAAGTTTGCATTTTGGCGCTGTGCAACTGCAAATTTAGCTTTTGCTTCTGCAAGTTGGGTACGGTCTTCGTGGAATTCTGCAATTTCTTCTGCTAATTTTTCTGAAACAAGACTATCAATGGCTTCTACCATTGTAGTTTTATCATGCTCATATTTTTTAGCAAATTCTTCACGTAATTCCGCTGTTGCCGCAAGGCGGTTTTCTTTTACCTTAGCGTTCCATGCTTCCTCTAGTTCTGTGCGAACTTCCTCTGATAGTGCTGAGTTTTCGAAGAGTGATTTGAGTGCTTCTAACATTTCATTCTCCTCGTTATCGGAGCCTGTCTATTATATTTAATAGACTCTCTTTTAAGTATTTCTGTGCCTGTTTATCGCCTTGAACTTCCCTAGCTGTCTGGAACGCCCTATATCCACCATGTGAATTCATAAGGTGTTCGTAAATTGGTGTAGGATAAGCACCTGGAGCACTTGGTTGTGCTACTACATCTACGGTGATTATCTCAAAATCTGATACTTCACCACTACCATCTTCCATAACGTTGCCGCTACCACGCGACGAGACGCCTAGTTTAACGCCGCTTTCAAGCATTGTTTTAACTAGGCCTCCCATCGGTGTTGGTAGTACTTTTAGTTTACCGTATCCGTTTGGTCCATCCATCCACATTTCTGTAATCATATGGCTCACACGGTCTAGGTTAATATTAAGTCCTTCTGGATGATCTACTTCGCCTAACACAGAGTATCCTCCGGCTATCTGCTCGCCGAGCGTTTTGACAGCCCTGCCAATCTCGTTAACGGGATAAACACGCTGATTTGCGTTGCGTACACCGCCTTGAATACAAATACCTTTCATAAAAAGATCTTTGCCTTCATTGGCAGACTCAACGACAATCCTAGCCTGGTCGAAACTCAAATGTTCACGTAGGTAACTCATCAATCAGTCCTTTACTTTGCTCTTTTAGGAGCACCGTTTAATGGTGAACCAGCGCCTTTGTCAGCAGTCTCTGGTTTACCTTTCTTCTCGGCACCGTGGCCGGGTTGTGATGCCATCTTAGTAGCACCTTTAGCACCAGGAACGTTTACGTTCTTGGTATTCATGTCCTTTGGGTTCTGATCACTTAGTGCTGAACCTTTTAGGTTACCTTTGTTAGCTTCTACGCCTGCTTCTGTACCGCCTTTTGCGATATTAGCAGTTGTTCCGCCCATGTTGTTTGGTTTTGCAACAGTTGATTTTGCGTTTGCACCGTTGTCGCCCATTTTTGCTGGAGCAACTTTGTCTGCATATTCACGCATCATTTCTGCGCTTGACTGAGCTAATTTTGATTCTGCTTTGAATGGCATTTCTTCTTCGCCTTCTTCATCGCCTTCTTCGTCACCTTCTTCGTCACCCATGTCCATATCCATGTCCATGTCCATTTCGTCGCCGTGCTCTTCTTCACCAGCTTCGTCGCCCATTAGTGCTTCGAATTCTGCTTTAAGTGCTTCTAGTTCATCTTCTAGGTCTGCTACACGATCTTCAACGTCACCGTCTTCGTCGCCCATACCCATGTCGTCGTCACCGCCCATGTCCATATCCATGTCCATGTCGCCTTCGTCGCCTGGCATTGCAATGTCGCCCATCATATCATCAGTTGGGTCGCCTTCTCCAAAGAAGCCTTCTTCTACTTCTTCTTCTGATTCGTCTAGATCTTCGTCGTCTGACTCGTCTAAATCTTCATCGTCTGATTCTTCTAGATCGTCATCTTCTGACTCGTCTAGGTCTTCTTCTGACTCATCTACTTCTTCATCTGTAGTTTCGTCTAGATCTTCGTCCTCTGCTTCTTCAGCTAGTAGGTTTTCATAAATGTCACGTGATTTTTCTACCACGATCTCGTGGAAAAGCTCTTCTGCACCTGAACGATCTTCGTTCACTAGGCGCTCAAGCATTTCTTCAAACTTGTTGCGGTCTGCCATTGTCTATCTCCTTCATTGTCAAGGCTGTCTATTATATTTACACTTTATTCAAAATATACGCTTAAAACGGGGTCAAAACTGCACATTTTTATATATGTGCAGATATCAATTGAAATTTTTCTTAAAAACTTCAACGTTTTGATGTGAAAAATTTTGCAATCCTTTTAAATAGTCTGGTACAAAAAAGTCTTCTTTTGGTATTACTCTAACGTATTTAGTCTTTGGAAATAGATTTGCACACATCATAGTTTGTCTAGTCCAGTTGCCATAATATGTTGCTCTATCTTCGTTTCTTTTGTAATTTTTTGATCCAGCGTATATATTGTTTACTTTTTCTTGGTCTACTCCAAGTCCTACATAATCAAAACCTAAGAGATAAACTTCTTTATGATTATGCTGACTTGCTAACAACATTGCAGTAGGTCCACTACTCCAACCTTTGTTTGGATTCATTATATTAATATTAGGAGTGTTATTTGTTAGTTTATTTGGATTGCTCCATACACTATACTGTTGGTTGTATTTTGCATCACTAACTTCGATTATCATTTTAGTATCAACACATACTAAATGATCTGGTACAAATTCTCTGTACAAAGCATTACAACCATAAATTGTGCCATGCTTTTTAAGTTTATCTAAATTGATATGTTTTCGACTAATGCCGTTGCCTAAAACAAAAGCTATTTTTTGGGTCATTACATTCCGCCGGCTGCTGCTGCTTGTGCTGCTAATCCGTACATTTGTCTAACAAAATTAAGTTCTTTTGCTGCGTCCTTTGTGTGAACGTCACTGGCTTTACGTGCTTTATTAATGTCTTTTAGAGATAAACGACTTTTACGACTGTTATCTACTTTGATTATAGATGTGTCGTCTTGAGGTTCGTAACGGTTGTCTTCAACCGGTTCCATTGTTTTTTCATCGAAGTAATAAAGTTCACGTAGTATCATATTATTATTTATATAGTTTGTGCCGGATTTGCCGCAGGTGCTGCTCCTAAGTCTTCACCTGTATTTGTTTCTGGTGGTTCTCCAGTGCCGCCGTCAATGCCGCCTAAATCACCGCCTAAGTCTGTTTCTAATCCGCCAGCGTCTCCTGCAAGGTCAGCGCCGCTAAGTCCTGCCATACGCATTTCGCCAGCTAAATCATCTGTAACTAGATCAGTTAGGTTTTCATCGTTTTCTTCTCTCCATAAACGTTCATTCTCTGCAATTTCTTCTTCACTAAGACCTAAGAAACGACTCATTGCAAAACGATTTGAAATATACGGAATTGCTGCCATTTGTGTAAATGTACCAATTCTATTGTTATCAAGTTCTGCTTGTCTATATGCTGCAAAGTTTTGCGGAGGTGTTAATTTAAGATTAAACATTGCAAAATCAATGTTTGCACCTTTTGAATTTAGATATAGTTTAAATTCTTGATTGAAGACTTCTTCAACCATAGATTGCAAACGTTGGCAATAGTTGTTGAAGCGAAGTTCTTGGATGTATGCTGTTCCTACACGCCCGTCATTGTATTGACTAGCGCCGTCATCTGCACCAGTTGGTAGATACGAACTTGGAATACGTAGTCCACGTACTAGTTTGTTGGTAAAATATCTAAGGTCGTCAATTTCACCTAAGTTAGTACCGCCTGGTAGTGTTTCAACTTTAGAACCACGTCCTTCGGCTGTTTGTGGGAAGAAGTAGTCTTCATTGATTGACAACGGATTGTAACTACTGTCAATAACATTAGTGCCGCCACCTGTCTTGCTTGGAATACGTCTTTGGTGTATTTCTGTTTTAACACGCTCAACAAACTGCATAGCAAGGTGACTTGGCATGTTACCTACGTCAACATAAAATACTCTGCGTTCTGGCGCACGTTGTACACGATAGATAATAATAGCATCTTCAAGCAATTCTTTTTGCTTGTATACTTTGAAGATTGTTTCAAGTAAACTGTTACCAAACGGAAAGTTTTGATCAAGTCCTTCGCTCATTGACAAATGTACTACATGTTGTGCATCAACATATGTTTCGTCAGTTTCTTGTGCAAATCTACTAGATCCACTTGCTGGAGTATGCCCGCCTGTCATACTTTGATTTGTAATAGTTTGGTAACCAGGTGTTGTGCCGCCTGGGCCGTAACTGTTATTTGTGTTCAGTGGTGTTGCACTTAGTGGTCCAAATGCAAAGTTTAAATTTTTAACAACATACTGTTCAGGACGTTTACCTTCGCTTTCGTTAACAATGATTTTTGTAACTTGACTAGGATCAACATGAAACCATTTTTGTGTTTCGGGATCTCTAATAAAGAACTGATCGCCATATTTAAAAGTGTTTCTTAATATACGAAACATTCTTGTTTCAAATTTATTTAATTTACACCACTGCTGTAAATATTGTCCAATAACTTGAACTTCACTGTTAGTAGGATTTCCTTTAAAATCAATTTTAAAGTGTGTATCGTTTTGCTTGTTCTTTTGGGTTGTAAACTCGCCTAAAATGTCGAGTGCGGCATTTACTTCACTATCACTATCCATAGTGTTATATTGATTGTAACGTTCGATACGATTTGGCGAGCCAACATATACATCTGGCAAGTGACTACTGTAATTAGCGGCAGCCGGTCCCATGCCGTTTGTACCTTTTAAACTAAAAGGTGAATAACTTCCACTTCTATTGTCCGCAGTTGGAACTGGTGTAAAATATTTTTTCCAACTCATACGCCTAATCCTCTTAACATATTTCCTTGTAACCCTCTAGTTGCTTTATACGTTCTTTGTGCTGTACTTGCTGCACCGGCTTCTACATTTACTAATTGAGAAAGCAATGCTATCATTGCATCAACTTTTGGATCTAAACTATTGTAATCATTTCTACTATTACTTATACTGTTTGTGGTACTTTGTGTTTGAGTTTGAACTGATTCGTCGAGTGTTTTAATGCCTTGTAGTAAATTTTTTAGAACGCTCATACTTTCTTTAGCACTTGTAACATTAGCAGGTCCGTTAATAAATTCTATGCCTGCTTCGCCTACCATGCCAAATTCATTAGCACCAATTGCGCCGCCTTCGGCAAACCCTCCGGTAAATCTTGGACCACCTGCTAGAGACGATTGATATCGTTGTACTTGACTACTTGTGTATGCATCAGCTTGCGCTTGTACAGCTTGCATTACACGGTTATTGCCTTCTGCAATAGTTGCTTCTAGTGCTGCTTCTGCTTGTTCTACTCGTTGTCTAGCTGCTTCTATAGGACCTTCCATTTCGGTAAATCCTTGAGAAGTTAATGACGATAACTCGCCTTGTGCAGTAGCTAGTGCTGCTTCTGCTTCTGCTCTAGCTGCATCTGATTCAGCTTGTGCTGTTTGTAATTCACTAGTTGCTGTATCTAGTTCACTAGTAACAGTATCTGTAGTTTCGGCTGCTGTTTCTTCAACTCCGGCGCCAATTGCTCCAGCAGATTCAGAGACAGCATCAACTATTGCTCCGTCACCAGCAGTTGGCGTTGCATTAAAATCAAAATTATAGGGATTACTAGTTCTTTCGTCAATCCTGTCAAACAATTGATCAACTCCGCCTGCAAGTTGTGCAGCTATTTGTTCTGCAGGTGGCAGTCTTTCTAAGAACATATCGATACCACGAACTGCCATTGCTTCAAGTCTAGGTAACACTTCAGTGGTTGCAGCAATTGTAAATTCTCTTAACGATTCTTGCATTTGGATTGTTTTGTCTAACAGTCCGCCTGTAGTTTCCATTTGATTTAATTGCTCTTCAGAAATTTGTGCTTGTATTCTTTGAATTGTAGCTTGGGCGTTTTCTTGCCCTTCAGCACTAGCATCAACTGCATTGGCAAAATCATAACTGCTCTGATAGGCTTGAGCCATAGCGTCTGCAACACCACTTAGTCCACTTTGCATAGCCATTGTTCTAGCTTCGTCTGTTTTTAAGTTTTCTAGGAAAGCACCTTGTGCTCCTGTAACACTATCATTAAAGGCATCAAAGTTGTTGGATTGCATACCTTGACGGAAATTAGCAACTGTAGATTCAAATTCATCTGCGCTACCACCAAGTGCAATAAATGCGTTGCGTGTATCTTCTGTAATAGGCGCACCACGTATCAACAAATCTTGGAACAATGCTTCAAACTGTGGACCCATTGTGTCTTTGATTTGCTGTGTAGCTAAACTAAATGCTTCTTGTGCTTCGGCACTTTGACCCATTAAGAATGCCTGTACATCGCCTTCTCTGCGTCTTGCTTTCATATCATCAGCAAGTTCTTTGCGTTGTTTGCCTGTGAGTTTTGCTAACCCATCTAGCTGAACTGCAAAATCTTTAGCACTAGCAACTTGATCAGCAGTGCTTCTAGTTCTGTTAAGACCATCTTGCTGTGCTAGTTCGTTGTATGTTAACAACGTTTCGTTAATGTCAGCTGCTGTATATCCTAGTCTACGTAGCTCAGTACCAGCAGGACTGTCTAGCATTGCTTTGCTAAATCTAGTAAAGTTTGCAATAGCAACATCTGTGGTTCCGCCAAATGTTCTTAATGAATCTGTGTTTTTCATTATTAGGTCTGTCATGTCTTTGACACTCAGTCCCATTTCGGCAGCACTAATTTTTATATTTGACATTTCTTTGCCAAACGTTGCGCCAATACCACTTAGTGTTTGGTACTCTTGTAAACTTTCTTCGGCAAATTTTGTTAAACCATTGACAACTTTGCCAAATCGTCCTAAAATACCTGTATTGTCGGCAATAGCTGAGGTATATGCACTTAGGCTTTGATTAGCATTAAGAAGTTCGCCTGCCATACCGATACCGGCATTTGCAACTGTTTTAAATTCTCTACCAAGAAATTGAGTTGCTCCACCGAGATCTCGTAAAATACTGTCTGCATCTGCTGCCAAAAGTAAAACTCCAGAAATAATCTACCCATAAATATTGGGTATTGTATTTACCTTAAGGAAAAATCTATGGAAACTCCTCGCGAAAGTCCACTAAAAAAATATAAAAGACAACCTAAGTTGTATATCGACTTGCCATCAAAAGGAAAATATTCCGAATCAGGAGTATTACTAAACGATGTGTACACACAGCTTGCAGTGTTTAGTATGACACCAAGTGATGAAATTTTATTCAAAACACCAGATGCATTAATAAATGGTGAAGCTACAGCAGCAAATATAAAAAGTTGTATTCCTAGTATTGTTAATCCCTGGGGCATTGCAACAATAGATATAGATACAATATTAATTGGCATACGAATGGCCACATACGGAACAAGTATGTCTGTAAATGCAACTTGCCCGCATTGCAAGGAAAAAAATACATACGACATTGATTTACAAAACTTAATCAATTACTATGCTGGACTAAACTACAGAGATACAATTCAAATTGATAATTTTAAAATTAAATTAAAACCGTTGACTTATAAACAGCTTACTGAAAATCAAAAACGCAGTGTTCAGTATAGCCGTGCAATACAGATTCAAGCGGCTAATATCAAAGACGAAGAAGAAAAAAATAAATTTGTAGATGACATACTTCAAAAGATTGCTGCTCACGGTATTAACATTATTTTTGACACAATTGAAAGTGTTGAAGTCGACGGTCAAGTCGAAACAGACAGATCAGAAATTATGGAATTTATGAGCGGCAACGATGTGCATATCTTTAAAAAAGTAAAAGCACATATTGAGTCTAATAGTATTTTTTGGAGAGCACCGACTCAAAAAGTTTCATGCGGTATTGAAGAATGCGGTAAAGAACATAAAATTAATATTTCACTGGATCAATCGGATTTTTTCGGCTTAGGCTAGTGGGTCTTACCGATGTTGAAATTAACTCACTAGCCGGTGAACTTGAAAACGAAATAAAACAAATAAAAGATATGTGCTATCGATTAAGTTGGTACATGCGTGGCGGAGTGAGTGTTGAACAAATTTTATATGACACCGACATTGAAGATCAAGAAATAATGAACCGGATCATCAAAGAAAATATCGAACATACTAAAAACGCTAAAATGCCGTTGCTGTAATTATTGAGGCTGAGGCGCATCCTCAGCAGGAGGTGTAGTATCGCTAGGCGGTGCTGCTTCAGGTGCTTCTTCTTCAAGGCCCATTGATTGTCTAAGCAATGCTGCTCGCTGTTCAGGAGAAATATACGGTACTAATAGTTGTTCCTTGCCTGGAGGAAACAACAGTCCATGGAAAACTAATTTTGCCCATTCGCTACTGGTAGAATATTCTCCTTCAGGTGCTTCGGCAGCATCACTTCTTTCCCAACCAAGTGCTCTTCTAAACGCTCCTGATCCGTACTGCCCATCAAGTGCAATATCTAATGCTGTAGCTGCCATTGTAACGCCTGCTCCAACTGCGCCTAAAAAGACGCCCATTATATTTCCATGAAACCACTCGGCTAAACTGCGTTGTACAGTAGGACTAGAAATAATCAATCCAGCAATCAACCAAGCAGATTCTGTAACTAATAATGACAGCAATGACGGAAAAGTTCCAACAACAGTTGCTGCCGCTGCGCCTTGAGCTGCTCGAACAGTCCATTTAATCCAACGCAATGCCCTGTTAAACAAACTAGCATTACGCATTATTTGTAGTAATACAAACATGAGTTGAGCACTTATTTGTCCAACAACTATGTTTCTTAACTCCATATTTTCTTCAAGAACATTAGGGTCGTCTTCGGCTTCGATCTCAAGATCGTTGATAATTTCTATTCCACTAACTATCAGCGAATAGGCCACGCCTGTGGCACCTAGAATTCTAACAGCTCCTCTAGCAAATGGATTTTGTAACCATGCTTGAAGTGTTGGACCTACTCTTGTTATGTTACCCAGTGCTTCAAATGATGTAGCACTAGCTTGTGCTGCTCTACGAGCTAATCCTTGAGTTAATCTACTAATATCACGTATAGTAGCACCTTGAGTTCTTGCAGCGGCACGTCTTAGTTTTGTAGCATTGGTTCTGTCAGCTTCAGGTAAATTATCTAAAAAGTTTCTTGCAGCAGATAATGCCGAGTCACTTCTTCGAGTATTGTCACCAACAAATTCTATTATTTCGTCAGTGCTGTCTAGTCCAATGCCCCACTTACTAGCGCCTAATTCAAATAGTTCACCAGCAATAAACTGCCCTGGAGCTCTAGTTGGAGTTGGAGTTGCAGCTTCAGTCAAGGTGTGTACTGGTAATTGAACAGAAGACAGTGCAGTTGATTTAGTTACATGTTTTTCAATAACACGATTTGTCGATTCGTCAACAACTAACCATCTACTTCCATCAGAAGATGTTTTGTCATACTTCAAGGTACGTTTGTTTATTAATACTTCACTTAATTTCATCTAGAATTGTTCCAACTGTATAATGTATTTATTTAATTATTAGTTGAACTACGTTCAACTGTGTTATCGCTATCGCTCAACACGAACTATTTGTTTGTGATTATAGTATTAATTAAGGCATATGCAAAGCATATGCTTTTAGTATTATTCAGATTGTGAAGTCATAATTCGCCCGTTGCCGGGCGAACATGGTTTAGCGCATTATTCGAGTCGCTTCAGCCATCTTGTTAAAAGAGATTCTAATGTTATCTCAACGTTACATTAAACTAATTAATGTTACCTTGACTTAACATTAAGTGGAGGCGGTTGACCTGTATCCCCCTACTCTAGCTTCGTCGTATCAACGGAAGGCAGTTATTCCCTAACAAGCGAAAACACTTACCATGTGGTTGCTTTTTCTCAGAGCCACTATCTTTTAAAGCCTGCGTATGCTTCTGCACGGGGACTCTCCACACCACCGGCTACGAGCATTACCTCGGCTGATTCTTGGAGTTTTATCAGTGTCCCTTATATTGCCTTTTGATTTTTTAGATTTTCTATTAGTGTTTTACTACCGCCTACACGAACGTTAATGATACCGTTATAATATTCATCTGTCTCTAGGACTTTACGTTCGAATTGTTCTCGTGCCTCAAGGTAACTCATTTCGGCTCTACTTTTACAAAAGTAAAGTATTTCGCGAGTAAATTTGTCAGTGCCTAATGCTGTTACGTCTTCATTTAATCTATCTGACGATCCCCAATAGTCTCGCCAATCTGATTCTTTGTAGCCTCTGCGTTTATTCTTTTTGCCTTTGAGTGGTGGCTTGGTAGTTTTAAATTTTGCTAATTTTTTGCCTACGTATTTTTTATTATTTGTTAAATTTGTAATTAGATATACAAAGCCTTCATACTCGTCTGATATTTCAGTAACAGCTTTTCCATTATACATCCAACTCATACATTATGTAGTTGAATTTTTTTTATTGTGCTGCCACTTTTGGTTTTGTTCTAAGCCTTTTAATTTTTCTTCTAGTTTATTGCTTATTTCTTGTTGCCTATCTTTTGCCAAGTATATTAACTTTCTCAACTCGCGTCTTGCGTTGCGCTTTGTACGATGACTTGGCTTTCGTTCAAACTCTTCACTAGATTTTAAATAATCTAGTACTGCTTTCATGATTTGGTCGTGTGTATCGTTCATTCTACTATGTCTATATCGTTTTCATATGATGTAAAGCCGTTTTCTTTAATAACCTTCATTACATGATTGACTCTGCCTACTAGTTCGTCTTTGTGACTGATGAGGAAAACGTTTTTACTACGCTCTCTGCCCATCTTCTTAAGAACACTTAGTGAATTTTCAACACCAGCAGTGTCCATGCCACTGTCAATCAACTCGTCGATGAACAACAAGTTAATGCCTTGATAAAGACTTTCCCATACGTCACGGAACGCAAAACTCATACCTAATATGAGTCTGTTGCGTTCGCCTCTAGAAAGGTTATCAAAATCTAAGTCTTGGCCTAATTGTGTAATTTCTACATTGAGATCGTTCTGAAACTTAACCTGATGAGGCAAGCCTAGCCTGTCTAAATAATATGTGAGCCTGTTGTTCAAGTACGCTAAGTTTTGATCAATGATCTTTTTGCGAATGAACGAGTCTTTGTTTGTCAAAAGTTTAAGGAGAAACTCTTGGTGTTCTTTTAATCCTGTTAATTGATTAACATTATCCCAGTCGATCTGTTGTATCGCTGTATGGTTTAAGTCATCAATCTGTTCTTGATATGGATCTTGTTCTTGTGTTTTACTTATCAGTGCCGCACGTAAATTATCTACGTTGTTTCTGTGTTCGTATGCTTCTTTAGCACTTTCGTAAAATGTATTAGGCTTGCCGTTGATGTCACCAATTTCTTCAAGTGCTTTCATTACTTCAACTATTTTACCTGCAATCTCTTTTTGGTATATAGTTGCATCAAGTAGTTCTTTGTCTTTGCGAGCTGCAATCTCTGCTTTTTTATCTGCGTGTAGTTCTTGACCACAAGTGTAGCAAGTTGCATCTTCGAGTTCTGCAATGTCTTTAACAGCTTTTTCAACACTCTTATCAGCACGTATTAGTGCAGGCTCTAGTGTGCTCAACTCTTTCCTTAAAGAGTTTATTTTGTTGTTGTGTTCGGTCCAGTTAGCCAACTGTTCATGTGCTTCGAGTTCTGTTTCGATGTCTAGTTTTTCTAATTCTTCGATGCCTGCAGACAATCTTTCTTGATCCTGCCTGCATTTACTTTGCCAAGCACGTTGTCTACCAGCAAGTGTTTCAATACTTTGTTGAATTTTTTTATTGCTAGTTTCGATAGCATTAATCTTTAGTGTCTCTTCTGTAATAAAGTCTTTGGTTTGCCGAACTTTTTCTTTTAGCAGTTCTGCTTTTTCAGTTAAGATAGTAATACCAAGTAGCTGTTCAATGATTGCACGTTGATCATTTGCACGAAGATTAAGAAACGGCTCAGTGTATGTGTTTAATGCCACAATGTGTTTAAACATATCATGACTCATGCCTAGTAGTTCGCCAATGGACTTTTGAGTTTCTCTACTGTCGCCTTGGCTTTCGTCAACGTCTTTGTCTAGTTGCTCGTGCTCGTTGATGTAAAATCTAAGCACATTAGGTGAGCGACCACGTTCGATGCGATACTTGTTGCCATCTTTTTCAAAATTTAACGTAACTAACATGCCTTTTGAATTGGTTTTGTTAATCAAGTTGTTGCGTTTGATGTTAGTGAGTGCTGTGCCAAACAGTGCATATGACAACGCATTGATAATTGTTGTCTTACCGGTACCGTTACGTGATCCAGTATCGTCACCGCCCTGGTCTAAATTTTCTCCAAGCACAAGTGTTAACTGTTCTTTGTTAAAGTCTACGGCTTGGGTAACATTACCCACACTCATAAAGTTTTTTACTGTTAGGTCTTTAATTTTAATCATGTTAGCTCATTATAAATGTCAAGTAAAAGTTTTTTGTTAAACGATTCAGTATCAATAGCTTGTATTTCTTTGCTTACAATTTGATCTACACTTTCAAATTGTGCAATATCAAGGTCGGTATTGATTTCTTCAAGTTGCTTTTGCGGAATTAGTGTTATTTCTCTGCAACCGTACTGTTCCATAAAGGTTTCTTTAACATAACTTGCTTCTTCGTAGCTGATATCGATGTCTAAATTAACACGAAGATACATTTTGCTTTTTAACAAACTATCCTTCTCGTCAATTAATTGCGATAGCTTAACTGTACGATACTTAGGACAGTCTGACCAATTAATGTATTCAGGCTCTGCATCGTTTTCTCGATCAAGAATCATCATCCCACGATCATCATCCCACGCATCTGCATAGTTGTGCGGAAAAGCATTACCAATGTAGTGTACCTTGCCTTGTTTCTGCCGCTTGTGGAAGTGACCCGAGAACACATACTCTTGATTCTTGAAGTGTTCGGCTTTAAGCTCACCATGGTCGGGCATTTGTACCATAGCGTTCATATAGAAAGATGGAAGTTCAAAGTGACCAAACAGGTATTTTGCTTTTAACTTTTCGATCTTCTTCCACTCATCGCCAACCAACCACGGAACTAATGCTACATCGTCAACAACTTGCATATCTTCGACAACAGTTATACCAGGAATATGTCTTGCAAACTCAGTTGAACTAACATCACGTTTGTCTTTGTAGTACAAGTCGTGGTTACCAGCAAACATATAGAAGTTTTCAAAGGATGCACCTAGTTTTTCTAGTAGTCGTATGGTTGTATCCATAGTTGTTAAGTTAAGACTGTTGCGATTATGGTGCCAGTCGCCGCAAAAGATGCCTGTTTCGCATCCGTGTTCCTTTGACTGTTCAATATACCAATCGATAAATTCTTCACAGTCCTGATTATGAACACGACTGTTACCTTTCATACCTAAGTGTATGTCGGTAAACACTGCTGCCTTTTTAAACAATATAGATCTCCATTTCAACTACAAGTATAACAACAAAACTTTTTAAAAGCAACCTATTTTGCTTCTTCGTTGCGTTTTAGTGCAGCTTCCCACTCGCCTTCGTGCAATCTTGTGTAACTTGGATTTAAATCATTCATTTCGAGTATGTCGTCACGTATGTTTTGATTGCGTTTCTCTAAGTTGATAACACGCACAAAGCTATTGGTAACTGCCGCAGTATAATATGCAAATGGATTATTGGACTTTGATTCATCAAATTGCAGTCCAATCTGCGCAAGTTGGAGTATTGCTTGGCCTTTCATCTCGTCTTTATAGGTGTATCCACGTACATTGCCACGAGTTGAATATCGATCTACAAGTTTAAGCCACATCATTGCAAGTTTGTTAGTTGCTTTGCCATGGTCTTTGTTAAAGTGACCATTTTCCATGCCGCCTTCCCAATGACTTTTGCCTACACAAACAAGATTGTCGTCGTCGTCGAACTTGTAATGCTGGAATGGAGGAAAATTAAGTTTTACTTTATGGTCTGCAACTGTTTTTGGATTCTTTTTACGACCAGGCTCGTCTGGAATGTGATCAAACATCATAACTCTAAATATAATGTCTGTTTTTTCAATCTTTTTATAATCTACTTCAAACTCTGCCATCTTAACCTTTTGTCCAGCAGCTTTAGCAGCTTCGTATGCTAGTTGGCCTTGTTTTTTTGCTTTGTTCTTTTTAGCTTCTGCTGTTGTTCTAATGTTTATTTTATCAACACTTGGTAATATTATATCATAGTCAGCATATTCTTTTGCAACATAACTACAGAATGTACTTTTTGACTTGTGTATTTCTATTAGCATGTCTTTGTTATTTAAATAATTTACTTTTCTAGCCAATTTTTGACTCCTTTTAACTTATAATAAACTACACACTTAATTTTGTCAACTAAATAATGTATAGGAGAACTCAATGGTAAACGATCCTCGACAAACAAGTCCGATATCACAAGGAAGCGATCTAAACAGAATTGCTAACCCAGGAAATAAAAAACAAAACTTGTCTGATTTGACAGGATCTAATGCTCGTATGCTTATGAGTAATCAACGATCAAGAAATATTCCTCCAGGTGCTGAAATACAAAAAAGAGAGTTTGCTATTGCAAGCATAGCACCAAATGCTTCGAACGCAGGCGACGATTGGCGTGTAAAAATTAGTGTTCCTAATCTATCAACCTTTAGATCAAGTCCTTTGCTGTCTCCTCTAATTGATACTGGAAACCAATGTGTGTTTCCAATTGTTCCTACCATTATGGTTCAGTACCTTGCAAATTACGGCAGTGTTGAACCAGTTCATACTAATTATACTTATCCTCAATATATTAATAGTTCGATAAACGAGATTGCAATTACTGGCGAGTTTCCGGTACAAAACGAAGAAGACGGTAGGTATTGGTTAGCAGCAACACACTTTTTCCGCAGTTTAACAAAAATGTTCTATGGAGATAGCAGTAACAAAGGGGCTCCACCGCCTTTAGTGAAGTTAAACGGATATGGAGACTACGTTTTTAACAATGTTCCTGTTGTAGTAACTAGTTTTGCTAGTGATTTACCAAATAATGTAGATTATATACGTGTTCCTATATATACAAGTGTAACAGGACAGTATGAACAGCAGTATCAAATGGTTCCTACCAACAGCACAATAGCAATTACAGTACGCCCAGCATATAGCAGAAGCAAAATTTCAACATTTAGCTTGGACAAATATATAAACGGCGAATTATCAGACAAAGGATTTATCTAATGGCAACATATGTTAAGACAAGTCCGTATGCAAACACGGTAATTAGCACAAGCGGCGAGCTTGAACTTCTCAAAATACGCCCTGTACCTGCAGATGATGACGATTACCTTTATGAAATTGAACCGCAATATACTCATCGCCCCGATCTATTAGCATTTGATGTTTACGGTTCAAGTAAACTTTGGTGGGTGTTTGCACAACGTAATATGGATATACTAAAAGATCCAGTTTTTGATATGAAAGCCGGAGTAAAAATTTTCTTGCCTAAAAGCAGTGAATTGAAAAAAACGTTAGGATTATAATGGCAATCAAACCAAATATGCTACATCAGTTTGCTTCGTACAACTGTATTTTTACCTTGTCGGTACTAACAGTTGACGAAGTCAACATGCCTGACGAAACATATCGTGTTCAAGAGCCTCTTTTACAAATTTTCCGTAGTGGCGGTGGTGCAGAGAACAAAGTAACAACAGCATATGAAGATGCTATTGGTAAAAAGTTAGAATATTTTATAGATAATGTAACCGTTGAAGGTATTATGGTTCCTAACAGTAAAACTAGAACAACAAATGCTACATTTTTAGAATTTGAAGTTACAGAACCATATAGCATGGGGTTGTTTTTACAAACATTGCAAATTGCTGCTACTACAGCTGGGTATACAAACTATATTCAGGCACCTTATCTATTAACAGTTGAATTTATAGGCTATGATGACGACGGAGACATATTAGTTGTCGAAGATGGACGCAATCTTAAAAGAATGTTTCCTTTAAAGTTTACAAATATTGAATTTCAAGTAAACGAACAAGGAACTTCGTATGCAATTGAAGCTATACCGTGGAACGAACAAGCATTTTTAGATAATGTAGAAGCAGTAAAGACAGATATTGCAATTAAAGGAAATACAGTTGTTAGTTTGCTTCAAAATGGCGAACAAAGTCTTACAACTGTTATGAATGGACGATTTGAAGAACTAAGAAAACAAAATAGTTTGCAATCAGCAGATGAAATTGTTATTAGTTTTCCTAAAGAGTTTGCAACATCTCTTCAACAAGCACAAAAGCCTGGTAATACTGATCAAGGTGCAACTACACCTGGAAAAAAGAAAAAAGGCGGCGGCCTTTTAGGTAAAGTTGTTGCTGGAGCAGTTGGAGGCATTATTGGCGGTGCTTTAAACGGAAATAAAAATATCGGACAGGCTGCATTAGGCGGCGCATTAGGAGGTGCCTTCGGCGGCGGCCTTGCTGGAGGGTTGCTCGGCGGAGCAGGAATAGGCAGTTTGCTTACATCTTTTAAAGAAGGTGACATTAACGGACTGTTTCAAGGCATTACAGGATTCTTAGGAGCTCAAGCCCCACAAGACTTTGAAGCATTTATTAGTATGATTACTGGACAGGTGTTTACTCGTAGCAGCATAGGCGAAGGACTAAGTCAGTTGTCGCAAGATCCTGCTAGTTTAAACGGATTAGGCGGCGCAAGTATCATTGATAGTTTTACTGACATGGGTCAAGCACCAATGGCCCAAACAGGACAAGTTTACGATAGTAAAAACAAAGTTATGACTCGTGGTAAAAATGTTATTAGCAATGACGAACGTGTGTTTAGTTTTGGCGCTAGTACAAAAGTTACTAGAATTATCGAAGAAGTAATCTTAACTAGCGAATGGGCAAAAACTGTAAAAGATCGAGCACCTGATGAAAACGGAATGATCGAATGGTTTAAAATAATTAGTGAAGTTTTTGTTAAACCCGGGGCACAAGCAGAACAATTAAACGGTGAACCTTCAAAAACATATCATTATAAAATAGTTCCTTATCTAGTGCATACTAGTCATTTACAAAAGCCAACAGATCCTGGTTTAAAATATGAAAATTTAAAAGAAACTGCATTAAAAGAATACAATTATATCTACACAGGCGAAAATAATGATATTATAAACTTTGATATTAATATTAATGCTGCATTTTTTACCGCAGCAATGACAGACGCTGGTCAAAACAATATGAGTTTTAAAACTGGCGGCACACAAATGAAAGCAATACAAGAAAAAGACGGGCAACTAACTTTAAATGATCCTTCGAGTGCTATTAGTAGTACAGGACAGATATTACAAGTTGATCAAGTTAAATTAAGTACTCAAGGCGGCGGCGGCGCTGGTATAGATAACAGTAAAATACGTACAGCACGTATGTTCCATGATATTATTATCAATAGTAATGTTGATCTTGTCTCTCTCGAGCTTGAAATATTAGGAGATCCTTATTTTATATTTGATAGTGGTATGGGAAATTATACTGCAAAGGATATTGACGCTAATGAAACAGAAAATGGCGACATTGAATATCAGAGAGGCGAAGTTGATATAGTTGTTAACTTTAGAACACCGGTAGACTATAATGACGAAACAGGAACAATGGATTTTCCAGAAGATACAGTACCGGTTGATGCATTTAGTGGATTATACAGAGTAACAAATCTTGTAAACCAATTTAGAGGCGGTAAATTTACACAACGATTAACATTACTACGTAGGCGCAACCAAGAGATTGATACTAAAGTTCCTGCAAGTGATGACAAAGCAATTAAGATCAAAGATGCGTCTCCTCAAGGAACGGCATACACCCCTTATGGATAATAAAACATGGTAGATACAACAGGACAAACAGAACATCAACGTACAGCAGACAGCGGCGCCCAAGAAAGAAATCCTGGGCCGTATATTGCTAGAGTACTAAAACATGCCGATCCTTACTATCTCGGAGGACTCGAAGTTGAATTACTTAAAACAACAGAAGCAGGCAACGTTGGCGAAACACTAGGACAAACTGCTATTGTTTATTATGCTAGTCCGTTTTACGGTATTACACAGAGTACTAGTATTGGAAAAAACGATACATACAGTTCAACACAAAAAAGCTATGGGTTTTGGGCTATTCCTCCAGATCCGGGCAGCTTAGTTCTTTGTACATTTGTTGAAGGTAGTAGAGAATTTGGTTATTGGTTTGCCTGTGTTCCAGAAAAAGGCATGACATATATGTTGCCTGCTGGACAACCTGCAACTGAACAATTAAGTGGACCAGTTCCTAGCGAATTAAAAGGAAAAAGACTACCTGCAGGTGAATACAATAAAGTTATTACCAAACCGCAAACTAATAATGTTATTAAATATAAAAGACCTGTAAACGAAGACTTTGTAAATCAACTCAAAGAACAAGGATTAGTCGAAGACGATATTAGAGGCATTACTAGCAGTAGTGCTCAACGAGAATTTCCTAGTGCTGTAATTGGTATTAGCAGTCCAGGACCTGTTGACAAACGAGGAGGATCGCCACAAGGCGAAATAGGCTTAAAAGAATCTAAAGCTACTGTTCATACAAGTCGTTTAGGTAGCAGTAGCTTTGTAATCGACGATGGTGATGACAAATTAATTCGTAAAGGATCACCTAAAGATACTCCTTATGAATACATTAACAAAGAAGCCAGCGGCAAGGGCGGCGATGTAACAAGACCGCACAACGAAATGATACGTTTGCGTACAAGAACTGGCGCTCAAATTGTTATGCATACTAGCGAAGACTTGATTTATATTAATAACAGTCGAGGAACTTGTTGGATTGAAATGAGCAGCAACGGAAAGTTAGATGTTTATGCACAAGATAGTATTAGTTTTCACACCGAAGTAGATATGAATTTTACAGCAGATAGAGATATTAACTTTGAAGCTGGTAGAAATATCAATATGATTGTAAATGAATCAATTTATCAAGCAGCAGGCGCAAATTTAGAAATAAAAGTTGGTGCAAATGGCAATATTACAACTGGTGCCGAAATAAACATTAAAAGTGGTAGTACATTTAAAAATACTGCTGGCGGCAACTTCTCTATTGGCGCAACAAATACAACAATCAAAGGCGGCGATATACATCTTAACGGACCCGATGCACCAGAAGCAGCAGAAGCAATAAAAGCCAAGTTTCCGCAACGTGTTCCACAACACGAACCTTGGAACGGACACGAAAACTGGAACCCGGCCGAGACAGAACCAGAAAAAACCGAAGCAGTTGAAACCGAAAGCCAGGATGTACACCTTGAAGACAGAACTGTGCAGACAGATAGAACTACTATGAACGAACTATAAATACTGTATAGGGAGGGCTCCATGACTAATGCTACTATAAATTTCGGAGATTTAGAAGAACGTGCGTTAAGAGCTCAGCGATCTCTAGCACAAACCGGGCAACAACTTCTTCAAACTCCTTTGAGCTTTGCTGGCGATAGCAATAGAACGTTTAGTGTAACAAATGGCGCATTTGATGCACCCGGCGCAGCTGAACGATTTGTTTCGGGTATAGCATCAGGACAGGTAGCACCGGCTATTAGAGATGCTAGTAGCGTAATTAGCGCAGCAACAGGGTTTAATTCTATTGCATCAGGCGCTATTGCTGGAGGACTACAGGCAGCTTTGAGCGGAAGCAGCATACAAGGAGCACTTCAAGGAGCAGTTTCTGGTGCATTAAATAATGCTATTGCTACTTCTGGAATAGGAGATGCTTTAAACAATGCTGCATCGCAGCTCGGTGTTGCATTGCCTGCTGTTCCTGGATTGCCTGCACTAGGCGGCGGATTTAGTGTTAGTGGTGCAAGCGGAGGAGCCGCTGCAAGTGCTAGAGGAGGCATTACTAGATCAGGAACAGCGCCAACTAATGCACCTGCTCCGGCGAGGTCTAGTATTCAAGATGCTTCAACACAAGATGTTACTATAACTGTTGATAGTTTCTTACAAGGACTACAAGGTAGTTTGAGTTCTACAGGCGGAGATCTGGGTGCTGCACTAGGCGGCATGTTGAATCAGCTGTTAAGTTCTACAGGGTTATCTGGCGCATTAGGCGGTTTAGTTTCTGGACTAAGCGAAGGTTTAAGTAATGCACTCGGAGGATTAACTAATGCACTAGGACAGGCTGCAACCGGATTAATGCAAGGGTTAGGAAATGCTATACAAAGTATTCCAGGAGTGGGTCCAGTAATAACAGGCATGACAACTGCAATAGGCGATTTTGCTGGTAACTTGAGCAGCGCATACAATGGATTAAGTCCAGGATTAAAAGCAGGAGTAGACGGTGCAATTGCAGCCGTTGGCGCAAATGTTGTTAATAGACTAGATATTCCAGGTGTACCAAGAATTAATCCTGCAATAGCTGGTGCTGCAACAGCCGCAGTTAGTTTTTCAAGCAATCCAGTAACACAATTAAATGATATTGCAACTGCCGCTAGAAATCTAGATAAAAGAACTTTTAAAGAAACAAGAGATCCGGCGTTTGCAAATCTTGCAAGTGCTGCATCACGTGCAGCACAAGAAATGCAACAAAACGTTCAAAGAACAGAAGATGGAAACTATCAATTAATCAAAGACCCGGATGATGCAAAAGCAAGTGTTACAAAAACAGGTGTTATTTCAAACGGAGAAATACAGCCTACTTCGAATACATTTGTTGACAGTTTAAATGATATTCAATTACAGAGTTATCAAACATATGAAAGAATTTTAAGAAATAAATTTTTATCTTATGATGCACCGGCACCGGCTCTTGCAGTACAAGCATACAGCGAATACATTGAATTTAATAGTTTAAGAACGCCTGAAACTAAAAACTTTATTAACGTTATAGAAATTAAAGATGCTAATTTAATTAAACAATTGGCAGATAGATTTTTAACATTTTATCGTAGTAGTAAAAGTCGATACACCCTGTCAAACCTCTAAGGTAAATACGTTATGGCTACAAATGACAAATCTTTATATAAAAATATCACAGTGAGTGCTCAAAACTCGCAAACGCCTGTGACTAGTAAACAGTACAGAGGTATCAGTACTGTTGATCCTGATAAAAGTAGTTTTAACCTATACGACATTAATTTAATCAAGCAGGATATTATAAATCATTTTCATATACGCCAAGGTGAAAAACTTGAAAATCCTACATTTGGTACTATTGTTTGGGATATTCTGTTTGAACCGTTAACAGATAGTTTACGTGATGCTATTATTCAAAACGTAACTGAAATTGTTAATTATGACCCGCGTGTTAGTGTAGATAGTATCACTGTTGATACATATGAAAGTGGTATACAAATTGACTGTTCATTGACATATTTGCCATACAGCATTAGCGAAACAATGAGATTAAAGTTTGATCAAAGTGCAGGTTTAATTTAAGTACGCACTTTATGAAATCACATAAATATTACAAAGTGAGGACAGGTGCACCATGTCAAGTACAGAACGTCAAAATAGACTTCTTCTAGCAGAAGATTGGAAAACAGTATATCAGAGTTTCAAGTACGCTGATTTTCAAAGTTACGACTTTGATAATCTACGTCGAACAATGATAAATTATATTCGTCAGAATTATCCCGAAGATTTCAATGACTACATTGAAAGCAGCGAATATCTTGCACTAATTGATCTCATTGCATTCCTTGGACAAAACCTTGCATATCGTACTGACTTAAATGCTCGTGAAAACTTTATCGAAACTGCTGAACGTAGAGAAAGTATTCTCCGTTTAGCACGTTTAATTAGTTATAACCCTAAGCGTAACCAATCTGCAAACGGTTTGCTAAAAATTGAAAGTGTTAATACCACTGAAGACATATTTGATAGTAATGGAAACAATTTAAGCAATCAAAGTATTATTTGGAACGACGGTACTAACCCTAATTGGTATGAACAATTTATTAAAGTTTTAAATGCATCGTTGCCTGTAAATGCTACATTTGGTCGTCCTATTAAAAAATCAACAATAAACGGAATCTCTACAGAACAATATAGATTTAATGGTATTAATACAGACATTCCAAGTTTTAGTTTTAATAAAACAATTAACAGTGTAGGTACTCAATTTGAAATTGTTAGTACTGGCATTGATTCGAATAACAACGAAATTTACGAAGAAGAACCGCTACCAGGAAACAAAATGGCTTTTGTTTATAGAGACAGTGGACAAGGTGCAGGATCGAGCAACACAGGGTTCTTTATGCACTTCCGTCAAGGTTCGTTAAAAAGTAACGTTTTTGAAATAGCTAACAATGCACCTAACACAGTTGTAAACATAGATACCGATAATGTTAATAACAGCGATGTGTGGCTTTACAAGTTAGATAGTTCTAGCAACGAAGATACATTATGGACAAAAGTTGATGCTATAGAAGGTAACAATATTATCTATAACAGTGTCTCTAAAGGTGTACGAGATATCTACAGTGTATTGACTCGTATAAACGATCGTATTAGTTTAATTTTTAGCGATGGTGTATTTGGTTCATTACCAAAAGGAAAATTTAGAGTTTATTACAGAACAAGTAATAATAAAAACTTTAGGATAAATCCTGCAGATTTAATCGGTATCAACGTACAGATTCCGTATATTAGTCGTAATGGAAAACAAGAAACACTAAACATCATACTTGAATTAAAAACAGTAGTTGAAAATTCAAGTGTTAGTGAAGATAATGCAAGTATCAAAACAAATGCTCCTGCAACATATTACACTCAAAATAGGTTAATTACTGGTGAAGATTATAATATTGGTACACTAGGAATTAGTCAACAGATTATTAAAACAAAAGCAATAAACAGAACTAGCAGTGGTATTAGTAGATATTACGATCTTCGTGATGCTACAGGAAAATACAGTAATACACTAATGTACGGTAGTGATGGTATAATATTTAGAGAAGAATATGATCAATTAGACAGTTTTGAATTTAGTACCAAAACAGATATTGAAGCAGTTATTAATAACTTAATAATTCCAAAAATTAAAACAAGTTCTGTAAAGAACTTTTATCAAACAAAATATCCTAGAAATACTGAAATACAAGATTTAAATATCAATTGGAAATTAGTTACTAGCGAAACTAACTTGAGCTCTGGTTATTTTGAAGACCAGTATGATATTCCAGTTAGTATATCAAGTTATACACAAAGTTTGCCTAAATACATTGAACCAGAATCGTTATTAAAGTTTTTAGCACCTAGTGGTTCGTACTTTGATAAAAACAATCAAATTAAAGTAGGATCTCCAAGTGTTAAAGGAGACAAATTATACATTTGGACAAAGGTTGTTAGTGTTGTAGAAGATGGCACCGAAATAAATGCAGATACAGGACTAGGACCTGTTATACTAAATGACTTTGTACCCGATAGTGTTCAGTTAGTTGAAATAATTTCTCCGATTGTTGGAGCATTAACAAGTGATGTAATAATTCAACTTGTTGATCAGATATTTGCATTTA